TTGTGGGTACAAATTAATTAAGTTATTGAATGTGGTCTTGGTCTATACCTTGACCGATTATCGGGAGCGAAGTAAGGTGCTTTAATGCAGTCAGTCAAGTACTTGGATTTGCTTAGGCATTTTTGTACGGTTTTGCTTTATGGTGACTGACAAATCGGTGCGGACTTAACCGATTTGCCGGATATGAATAGCTGAAGGTACAAAGGTACGATTGGGGATAATTTTAAATTAAGCCCTTATTTTGGCTATGGCTTCTTTATAAGACATGGGAATTAAAGGCTGAACGTAAATCGTATTCCACCGACTTGCCTACAGATAACCGGAAAGCAGTACCCCGGACAATGACTACCATATCGGCGCAACACGCTGCCACTTTTTGAAAATCCATTGCATGACAGCGGATAATGTATTTCTTTGTGGCAAAAGAAACTGTAACAATTAAAAGAAGGAGAATATGGAAATCGTATCAATTGAAAGAAAAACCTTTGAGGCAATGGTCGCCAAGTTCGACCGTTTCGTCAGCCGTATGGATGCCATCTGCCATCGGCACGGGGAAAAGACAATGAGCGAATGGATGGATAATCAGGACGTGTGCCGTATGCTCAACATCAGCCCTCGCACGTTACAGACGCTTCGGGATAACGGCACGCTGGCTTATTCACAGATAAACCACAAAACGTATTACCGTCCCGAAGACGTGGAACTCATTGTCTCCGTTGTGGAGGATAGAAGAAAGGAAGCGAAGTTCAAAGGAAAGACTATATGAACTAAATATAATGACAATACCCACTAAATCCAGAGTAATATGAATGAGTTGATTAACAAGGACAACAAGTGGATAATCCACTTTATGGGCAGTCTTGACCGACTGCTTGATAATGTAGAGTACCTGACCGCCAATTACCGCCCGACATTGGGCGGTGAGCGTTTCTTCACTGACAAGGAGGTGTCGGCACGGCTGAAGGTGAGCCGCCGGACACTTCAGGACTACCGCAATGAAGGGCGTATCGCCTATATCCAGTTGGGCGGTAAAATCCTCTACCGTGAATCCGACATTGAAAAGATGCTGAATGACGGCTACCGCTCCGCCTACCGACAAAGGATAACTTGATTTTTCTTGAAGGAGCGCAGTTTGCCGTATGCCCTGTATTGCGGCAGCAATAGACTTCCGACAAAAAGAAAAAAGGAACGGCTTACAGACGAAGCGCAGTATTGACACTTCATCCGTAAGCCGTTCCTTTTCTGCTCTTATAATTACCCATCAGTTGCTTATTTTTCGTTGTCGGAGCCTTTCAAACGTGTGGCAACGGAAACAAGTGGCTGACGGGATGACCTCAACTATACCATCGGTTATTACTCCTGCCACAGGAAACAAACAACGTAACAGGCGTTTCTCTTTTGGTGGTGCTAATTTCATTTATTATAAACCGTCTGAACAAGGCACTTTCTTTACTGCATATCCTGAATGCAATGGCTATAACCATTTCAAGGTTGTAAACGTCATAACTGATACCATCCGGTTGCCTGATATATCGCATCGTATCGGCTTCATTCAGTTCATTGTTCTTATAGATTGCCCGTATCGTCTTGCGGACATCGCACGAGAACACCCCGAACAGGTCGGCAATCTCAAATTGCATCATCCATACGGGTGCGGTCGGCATGGTGACTGCACCCGTTTCACTGATTGTTATTATGCCTCTGCTCATAATTCCTTTATTTTATGATGATTATTTGCTATTTCTTCTTTTCGCCAGCCGATATTTCCTTTCTTCGTTCCATCAGTTTGTCCATATCTTTGGAAATTTTATCATCGGTTATCCGTGCATATCCCTGTGTCGTTCTAATATTGGAGTGTCCCATCATCTTGGCGATACTTTCAATGGGTATATCTGCCGAAATCAAAAAAGTGCCGAAGCTGTGCCGACTTTGGTGATAGGTCAAGTTTTCCTCTTTCCCTATGGTTATTCCCAATTCGTGAACCTCAAACCATAGGGCATCACGATTAGGAAGAGGAAACACGGGCTTCTCGTCATCGGTCATGTTGTACAGCGACAATATCCGTTCCGCTATGGGATGTAAGGGTATGAACGCCTCCACCTTTGTCTTTTTGCGGTTGATGCGGATGTACCGTCTGCCATCAGCGTTTGTTCCGATATGGTGGGGATGAAGAAGTTTGATGTCCACATACGCCAGTCCCGTCAGGGTGGAAAATATGAACGCCCGTCTTGCCAGTTCCATACGCTTGTCATACATCGGTGTGGAAAGTATCTTCTTGAACTCCTCATGGCTGATGTACCTGTGCCTTGCTTCCGGCTTTGTCTCATACTCCAAGTCCTCACAGGGATTTACACGGAGAATCTCCTTGTCTACGGCAAGATACAACAGGCGGTTCAGCCAACGCAGGCAATGGTTAGTCTGGGAAACCCCGAAGTTCTTGCATTTCTTCAAGTGGGCTTTGTAGGACTTGCCGAAATCCTCCGTCACTTCTTCAAGGGGAATGTCCTTTTTACCGATGGACGTAAGAAAATCCGTCAGGTACTTCTGATAATACATTGAACTTCGATAGGAAGAAGTCGAGTCTATTTCTTCGGAATGCTTCTTCAACCGCTCACGTTCCCATTCTCCCATCTGTAGAAGAGTGGTCGGATGGATGTTGTTCAAGGATATGTGGTTCTTCAAAATCTCGGCACTGACCACACCTTGCGATTTCAGTATTTCATTGTAGGCTTCCTCTGTCAGTCGTAAATATTCTCGTAAGCGGTTATTTTCCCTTACGGATTTAATCTCGTTTTTCTTGCTGTTCCATTCTTCCGGTCGGCAATAAATCCCCGTACTGATGGCAGTCTGTTTGCCGTCAATGGTTATGCGGCAGAGTATGGCGGTCGTACCGTCAGCCTTTACTTTGCTGCGGTTAATGTAGGGTAAAAGTGAAAATGTACTTCGCATATCGTTTTCTGTATTAAAGAATTAATTGAAAATCTTTGGTGGCTTCTATGAACTTGTCCATGTCCTCGAAAAGTTTCTTCGGGCTGACACGGGCATAGACCT